CAATAGGGGGCTCGCTGCGTGGAGAACCGGGCATCGACCGGGAGCTTCTCCACAAGCGTGGGGGTACGCGAGGGTGCATAGTTTTGTAGTTAAGGGGAAGACGTACTATACGGCTGATAAGGATTTGCGGTAAGATATTACACGCGCTTTGATGTAGATCCATGATAACCTTTTCGAGGCCAATCTTGACCTCCTTTCGTATACACAAATTCTCCCATTTCTTGTAATACCAGAACTTCTGTATACGATAAGTTTTCTCGTTTAATACGTTCCAGTTGTAAACGCTGTTTTTCAATATGAGTACCCAAATCAAACCCCGGTGGAATCTTATCAGATTTTTCACTATTTTCTGAGTTTCTCAATAATTGAAGATTTGTATAGTGAAAACATATCCTCTGATGTTCTGTATTAGTCATGTCAAAAACTTCACATGGTATATAGTGATCAATAACTAAACCGTCGTCGTTTTTTCCAAGTTCTATATCATCATATTCTGGACTTTTTAGTCTGAGATAATCTATTATATCCTGTCCACTTGATAGACCAATCAGTTTTATAGTATTATCAGACTTCTCACCGACGCCATTTACAGCCTGATTTAAACGACGACGTAAGTTATCCAAAATTCTAAATCCTTCGTCATTTTGACGACGTTCTCGTAATCTGTGTTTTGTGACTCGTTGGTGATATTCCTTCTTTTTTCTAAGATATTCTTCTCTGTATGAAGGATCTTGCATTCGTTTTTCCTTTCGTTTCTTTTTACGTTCGAGAAATTCTTCTCTATTCTCAAGATAGCGTTCTTTTTGCTTTTCGAGCTGAATATGTTTAGTGTCTTCATACCTTTCGTGACAGCATTCTTTACATATAGCTTGATTTAAACTAAATTGTTCAACGGGTAACAATTCTTTACATTTAGTGCAGTGACGTTGAATAATGTTTCCATCTTCGTCTCTGTTAATAACCGCTCTGAATTCTCTTCGCTCATCGGTAGAATTCTGACAACCTTTACACGACGAACGGTGTCCTGTATTATGTCCTACATGTAAAGCGAACTCAGACATTGGCAACATCCGTTCACATTCTGTGCATTCTCTATGAGTAAGAGTACCATTATCATCTCTGATTTGGTTGAATCTGGGTCTTAATGCCGGCTTTTCATAATTTTCCGGGTCCTCGAGATACCGTTTGAATCCTTCTTCGGCTTCTTCGTGTGTAGGATAAATTCCTAGGTACTCACCCTTATAATAAAGCTGAAAACTATTATCACCCCGTTTGGATATTGTACCTGTCTGTCGAGTTGCAAAATCAAAATTTTCGGGGTCTGCTTTATAACGCTCTATAGCTTCTTCAGCTTCTTCTTTCGATGAGTAAGTACCAAGTGCAACCTTCTTACCATTGACCGATACGTGTGCTAAGTAACGTTTACCTAAATTAGAATCACTTTCCGTAATCATACCACTACCAGAAGGACGTTGAAGTAAGGGAACCTCGAAATTTTCGGGGTCTGCTATATAACGCTGTATAGCTTCTTCAGCTTCCTCTTCAGATGGATACTGTCCTAAATATTTAGTACCCACTTTAGCCTGCCATTTAATTGTACCATAACTGGTAATTTGTTTAATACTACCGGGTCTCCGTCTCCGTGACATCTTAACACGTATTCACTTAAAGTCTCTAAGCCAACAAAAATATACGATAGATACAATGGTTCGTGCAGAACGAATACACTGCTTGCTAATGACGTAGAATTCGGTGGATAAGGATTCGCTTTAGAAGTTTTAAACGCGTAGGCGGGTACCGAACCCTTCGGTGGTTTCTTACAGTATATTTTACAATCACAGCAATCCCTTACAGACACGAGTTGCTTTTTAGTCGCGTAACATCGTGTCGGTAACATAATATCTTTGGAGAGGTACCTAAGTATCTGGTCTGTGAGTATCATACTGTTATTTAAAGATTTTTTCTTTATATAAGAACATGACTGATCGAATCTCTTGGAACGAGTATTTCATGAAAGCCGCGGAACTCGCATCTGTTCGATCCCCCTGTGAACGTCTTAAAGTAGGATGTGTTGTCGCAAAAAACAATCGTCTTATTAGCATGGGCTACAATGGTTTCTTGAGTGGGTCTGAACATATTTCCATCGTGAGAGATGGACACGAACAAGCCACGATTCATGCAGAGATTAACTCTATAACGGATGCAGCGAAACGGGGTATTTCCGTAGACGGTGCGACCGCGTATATTACTCATTATCCATGTTTAAATTGTTACAAAGCATTAGCAAGCAGTGGAATCAAGCATATCTATTTCAAAACCAGTTACCGCGATGATCCAGTCATCGCGGAATTAGGGTATGAAATTTCTCTATCAAAATTATAAACCCCAACTCAATGTATTTTCGCGAGTAAAAGGTTCCGGGGTAAACTTTTTCGTGACGTGACGACGTTCGTTCGCATCTGGATCACATTGCGCGGGATCATACAATATTCCTCCTTCAGGCTTCACCTGAGACGTTTGATCACGTCTCACGCGAGGTGTCTCCACCCTCGGTTCATATGGAATCGAAGAATGATGGAGACAAATACGAACCTTTCCATCCGGGTTACGCTTATATCCAAATGTATACTCAACCTCTGAGATTTCCCCCGTCGTTGCACACGTAAACTCGTACGTACCCATAGCGATCGCTAGCTGATTGTGACAGTCAATCTGATGATTATCGAAAATGACTCGACTGAAACCCTTCTTAGCGTTAATCGCGAAACCGTGATCTTCCTTATATCCACTAATCACCGCTTCATTACCAACAAAATAAGACATCGCATCATTTGCAGTCGGACGAAATTGCTTTGCGGCAGCCTTCGTCGGTTTGAAGAGTACGTTAGAATGATCGTATCCATACAACTCACCCGCGCGTTCACCCGCGAGGGTAACATAATCACCACCAGAAAGGAAGGAATTAGAAATATCAACAATAGACTGTGCCCAGAAGTTTTGTGCATCGATAACTTCATCTCTCGTCACGTGATCAGAGTCGGTCTTGGGACGAAAATTATCGATAAGCTGTGAAGCTTCGTCCATAGGAGGTGAATATCTACGATTAGCTTCCGGGTCGTGTTGATCCGGATCATAAAATATACCTCCGTCGTTACGTTTAGTGGAAGGCATATTCACAGTTTTTGCAGTGTTTTTACGACCACCGAATCCGCGCGCAGAATTGATTTCCGTATCATATTGATCGGGATCATAAACGGCGCGGGTCTTTACTCGTCGCAAACTAAAAGATCGAACAGGGGATAAGATATTCATGTAATAAGAATACGATCGCTACTTTTAAATAGGTCGTTTATCACGAAAAAAAACGAAGTATATTATAATATGGGTTGGTTTACTTCCAGTGCGAATATTTCTCAAGGTAAACGGAATCTTATCAATAGAGCTGAAGATAAGAAAGTATACACACCGTACATGAGAAATCGTATCAATAAAATAAAAACCATGTCTCAATTGAAAGAAGTTAATGGCGAACTCACTGCGGTAATTTTTACTACCAGAAGAGAAAAGGAAGCTCTCGAAAGAGAGGCGCGATTCTTAGGAATATACACAAATGTTAAAAATAAAATCAACAATCATGATAGCACTAGAGGGTCGTTTATCAGTGTTCGAAATTCGTTCAAAAAATACATACAGAATAAAAAATCTCAACCAAAGTAAATGGTCCACCTAGAACGGATACACGAAGAAATACGTGTACTACACATAAAGGACGAAACTTTAGTCTCGTATCGAATATACGAAAATTTTTCAAATCGAATACAACATTTTAACACTATCAAGATGGGTGCATATCCTGACCACGATAAACTAACCGAAGAAGAGATGGAAGAACAAAAATATTTGAATTCTTATTTTGAAACTTTAAAAGAAATATTTCCACATATCGAATCTAAGTGGTGTAGAAGACATGTTTAAAGATAATTTACACTCATAATACATGACGTATATAGTGGGAGACTGCTTAGAAAAGCTCGTTGACGTACAAGATGAAAGCGTCACCACTATATACCTCGACCCACCCTTCGATAGTGGTCGTGATTACACATTATCGAAGAATGATGCAACGGGTTTCAAAGACACGTGGAAAGGTAGCGACTATAAGGAATTCATAGAAAGTGTTATAGACGCATGCATCCCAAAAATGAAGAAAACAGGTACTCTATTTTTTCATATCTCCGCCGAAAAGATGTTTACACCCGAACAGGTCTTACGATCAAAATTTAAGTATGTTCAGCCTATATTTTGGAAAAAGTGTAGATCTAAGAATAACGTAAAAAAGAAGCTGGGGGCTACCATCGATATCATATTTAAATGTTCAAACTCAACCAATCCAGTGTTTAATCTGGTATATCAAGCACGGGATGAGAAGTACGTTAATAATTCGTTCAATAATAAGGATGATAGAGGAAACTATTCGTTGGGGCATGTCGTTACCGAAAATACAAAGAAGGGATACATATACCCATTTGAGTTTGGTGGAATTACGTTCAATCCCGATGCGGGTTGGCGTATCAAACAGGAAGAGTTAGAAAAGTTGAAGATAGATAATAGATTACATACCCCTAAAAAAGTCGGTTCAAAGCTATACAAGAAGATCTATCTTCACGAAACGGAAGGAAAGCCCTGTACAGATCTCTGGGATGATATACATTCAATAAGCCAGGGTTCAGAATTGAGAACATATCCTACTGCAAAACCTGTGCAATTGTTAGAAAGGATTATAAAAATATCTTCAAATGAAGGTGATTTGATACTCGACCCAATGTGTGGTTCCGGTACTGCCGGGAAAGCTGCAAAAAACTTAAATCGTTCCTATATTCTCATAGACAAGAACGATAACACTGAAATAATTAATACTCGCATACAATAGGATTTTCGAGTGCATCCATTAACCCCTGAGGATTGTCTTGCTGGATTTTGACCGTCAACCACGAACCCCTACCCAGTAAGGCCTTAACCCCATTATTCAGTGCAACTCGTATACGTAGTCCACACGTGTTCTCGATGGTTGCACTCGCAGAATCGTCGTTGATAAGCAACTGACCAGGTTCCCTCCAAAGACGTAACAACTCTTCTTTCTCAAACAGGATGACCTTTTTCTGCCTTTTTGAATGATAAATCACCCATTTCGAGTCATGTGTATCGTACACCTTTTCCAATACACTCTTGTAGTCAATCTTAGTCAGTATTTGGTGGAAGAGTTGCTTATACTCGGCTCTCACATTCTCTGTAAGCTGACGCTTCGCTTCCAAATCCATAATAGGAAGATTGTCATACATAAACGCATATTCCTCTTTCATTTGTTTATGCTTTTTCAAGAAGTACAATATATAATCTGCGTCCGACAGCGAGGCGAGAGACGTATTTTTTAAGTCAAACGAACCACTGTCCGTAGTTTTCGTCTTAATTGACGCGCCTTCACCTCGTTCGTTGACGGCATCGGCGTGGTTTCTTGTCCCTCCCCTATGTTCCAGTTTTCCCGTCACGTCTCGAATAAGCTGAAAATTAGGATGGTTATTCACCAAGTCGATCGTGTTATGTTCATTTTGAACACCGTCGCGATGCGAAGACCCATCGGTTTTATAACCCATGATTCGTACTTTTACGCGGAACAAGTTTTTACTTAGGTGTAATTTAGGAACTCTGCATATCTGCATACATTAATCAACTATTAAAGATTTGGCGGGAACAAAAATTATAATGTTATCGCTCGCAAAAACACATTTTAGTCGTCCACGTGTCGCAACTCGCGCGAAAAAGGACAAGTTCGTAGAACCCGCAGAAGCACCCGGTGAAGGAAAACGCCGTGAACCAAATTTCGACGAGAACCCGGGTGGCATTGATCCACCGAAGAAAGAGATGAATCTCATCAAAAGGAAAATTATGGAGATTTTTAAAATCAAGGAGATTGATTATAAAAAGTTCAACAAGGAAAATAAGTGGGCTATTAAGCCTGGGGAGAAGAAGTAATTAGCTTTCCGTTTAGATCCAAACCCTTTATCTCAAGTTTACCATCGTTTATTAACTGTAGAATCTGTTCTCCCACCTTTTCATTATCACGCCACGCCTGATCCTGTTTCGGATCTGCGGGGAGTTTCGGCATAAATGCCATGAACGCATTCATTTTCTTATCCATGGGAAGTTCTTTGTCTTGAAGAATTCTCTTAACGTGGTTGGGGATGTTATCTAAGTTCATTGAATTTATATAAAGCAACTTCTTTAAACTCGTGATTATCGTCGTCGTTCAAAAATAAGACTTAAGTTAAACCAACATAAAGCAGATACACAATCTATACACAAACAATGATGCGCATCTCTTCTGTCACCGATTACATCCTCAAGCTCGAGAAGCTCAACCAAGAGTCTCGCGACAAGATCGGAGCTCTCAAGGAACTCTTCATCAAGTCCGAGGAAGATAAGATTCAAGCTCTGAAGGAACTTAACGAACTCAAGAAAAAGCCCACCGTCAATAACGTCACTTTCGTAGACGGCGGCGCGCGCACTTCTTGCGTTAAATATTCTCTCAACGAGGAAATTGCGAATCATCTCTCGAACATCGCCCACAGGGAGAATGATGTGTACAAAGCTCGTGCATATATGAATGCAGCTGGAATCATCTCCAAGCTTCCCTATGAGGTGACTGACGGTGTTTCTTGTGCAAAGCGCACCAAGGGTATTGGTCCTTCTATCGCTGCTAAGATTGACGAATTCCTGGACAACTACTACAACTCCGACGACGATTCCGATTATAACTCGGACGCAGAGTCGGTCGCTTCCAACGATCTCGGATCTTTCTACAGTACTGATGATGAATCTGAAAGTGATGAGGAGATCGATACGAACGAATACATCGCAGATGAGCTTGAGAATCTCGCTATTCTTGAATCTAAGCGTGGTGAGGATCCTTTCCGCACACGCGCTTACATCAAGGCTGCTAACACGATTCGCAACGTTAAATCCGAGATTACGTCTGGGTCAGACGTTTACGAAGGAGATAAGAAGCTCCCCGGAATTGGAAAGAGTATCGCCATCAAGATTGACGAGATTCTCCAAACTGGAACTACCAAGCGAACTACGGAACTTCGTCGTTAAACCCAATTCGCTTTAGGTGAACGTCGACGATATTTCGATCGACGTGAGAGACGATTTAGTACATAAAGATAAAATATAGCAATTCCCATTGGTGGCATCCTTGTAATGAAATGATATTAAAAAATTACGTTATATAATTAATAATGGAAATTCACGAAATCACAAACTTCGTAGATTCTAATACATGTGACCAAATAGTAAATGAGATATTTGTTACACCTTTACGAGAGAATCACGAAACCCAGCCATTTTTCTGGAATAGAACCAGAGGTATTGAAAAATTCCCATCTAAAGATATACTAAAAAATATACGCGATAAAATGCTTAACGTAGCAAAAATATTATACAATCAAGATAACTTAGTCGTCGACTACGTGGACGTGGTTACATGGTACGACGGCCAGGAAATGCAGCCACATTCAGATTCCGTAGATATAAATACAGGTATACCTTATTCATATTGTTCATCTCGTATATATTCGGGTGTATTGTATCTAAATGACGATTATGAAGGTGGAGAAACGTATTTTCCAAATCTAAATGAATCTATTAAACCCCTCACGGGTAAACTCGTTCTATTTCCCGCCAATGTAGAATACATGCACGGTGTAAACAAGATATCGACTAAAAGTAATAGATATACCATGCCCATATGGTTTAAAAAATTATAATTTCTCGTAAGAAGATGCATCTTCGTATTCTTCATCCATCGTAAGATCTTTATATTCAACTTCCTTATCACTGTACACGTCGGAACCATCCTTTATTATCATATCTCTTACGATTTCGTATAAGACCGACATTAACGCAAATTTATAGGCTAAAAATCCAACAAAAGTGGCTCCATAATCAAAGTCAAAACTAAAAGGTGCATTATTCCACATGGATTCGAAGATAGCCGTACCTACGGGTATAAGAATCTGAGCTTGGATAGGCGACCTTTCTAGTTCATCCACATATTTCGTCAAAGAGCTCAAGTACGCGAGCGAAGATGCAACACCTACCGTCGCAGAAACACCTTCTGCGGCACCTTGTGTTATGAAATAACTGGCCGCAATAGCAGTCCCATAACCTGTAGTAGAATTACGAAGTTTCGTTTTCAACTTTTCATAATCCGTGGCTGGTTTAATTACCGGTTTTGAAAATGCCAACACGTAACTCATCTATTTCTGATTTGTTCTTTCTCTTTAGGTACTTAAAAGAATGAGTCTTATATATAACATGTCTGGATGCCCGAGCGGTCCAAGGGGGTTGACTTAAGATCAACTGGTGTTTTCACCTCGTGGGTTCGAACCCCACTCCAGACAATCGTTTATACGATATGTTAACTCTACATTAACGTATCGTATAGATTATCATTCTTAGGAGAAACGTATGATCCATTATTCCATCTATTATTATCTTTGTCTACCGATTTTATATGGTACAAGGCGAGACTAGGGTTATCCGCTATAAGTTTCATATTAGTATACCCTTGAATTTTCTCGTGTAACGCGTTACCGTATTTAATAATTCCGTTATTCTTGAAAATTCTT